CTTGCTTTCAGCTTGTTTCTTTTGTCCTTGACTGCTTTGGTTCATGGATTATTTCCATTTATATTTACATCCACAGTATCTGACAAGATACATGAGATGAATCACGACCTCTCCTAATGGCGGATACTGGCAGACCTGTAGTATTCCAACCCGGTGCGACTTGTCCGACTGGATACTTGTGTATTCCCGGTATGGAACCCATCAAGCTGCCTGATATTCAGGGCGATACATCTGGGCTAGGTGACCCACCGCAGCCAGTTATGCCCCCACTTACGACTCACAGCCATAGCGATCTTTACTGGGTTAATCCTTGGAATCCTAGTTTGTCTCCCATTTCTAAGGTTGGTTTTGATCCAAGCCTATATGACTGGGGTACTGGGCGCCTTATAACTGATATGCTGGGGGAACCCTAATGCCCGTCACGAAGGTTAAAGGGGGTTACCGCTGGGGTAGCAAGGGTAAAGTCTACAAGAAGCGTAGTGACGCTGTAGCGCAGGGCAGGGCTATCAAAATGAACCAGAGGAAAAGATAATGCCATACGATGCACAAGGAAGATGGATAGAGGAGAATGAATGGCAGCAGATGATGCGAGAGCAGGCTGCTCAAAGGGTACAGGCATTCAGTCGGTACAATGATGCTCCCCCTTCACTTTATCCCAATCAGGCAGCACCTTATGGGTCTTTCCCTTATGCTGATCCTACTCCAGCTATATGGGATACTTCTCCCGATAGCATACTGAATCCTGCTGTTCCTTCCGATCCTAAATATCAGGGGTGGGGATTTAATCAGGAACCCATAGCAGATACTTCAGCCATATCTAACATTCCTTTTATTTCTAATGCGGTAGCTGGTCCTACCGTGAATAAGTTTACTCCTGTAGGTTCTGACTACACGCCTCAGCAGTTGAACACACCCATAAATGAGTTACAGCAGCAGAATATCCCTGATAATGTGGTACCGCTTGATCCTACTGGTGGGTTGGCTGCGACTGATCCTAACCTACAGGGAGTTACGTCAATGAGTATGGCGCAGGTTGTATCTCCACAAACAGATCAGGATTATCTTGATCTTGGTGTAACTCCGCCGGGTTGGGATATAACACATCCATCACAGTCGCCATTACTTGACCAAAGATACCTAGAGCAGCCCGACAAACAGACTGTTACTCAGGATGTTACACAAGCAGTAACGGGAACTACGGGATTGGGTCATACAGGTGGCAAGACTACAGCCCCGTTTGCTACAGATTTCTTATCTAATACAGTTTTCCCTGCGTTGACAGGGGAACCATTTGGTCCCTACAACGAGGCTCAGAAAACTGTTGAGGATTGGAAGGGGTTAGGGTTACTAAGTGATTGGGATGCTGGCGTAATGAAAGGTCATCAGCTAGCTACGGTTGGCGCTGTACCCGGATCATACACGAATACTTTAGGCGGTGGTCTAGCGAATACAGTATTTTCCAGCCTACAACCGCTAGATCAGATAGTTGATGAATGGGGAACTGCTAATCCGCTAGCATCTGCTTGGCGTGGCGCACTTGGTGGCACTGCCAATCTCGTAGGTCAGATGTTTGGTCCGCCTGATACTCCTGTTACAGCAGCCTATGAGTTGATGAATCAAGGGGTAAGACCAGCGTCACATTTTGCTATGGATGAACAGGGTGTTATGGCTCCAGCTTTGAGGGAGATGGTAACTCAAGTAGATGAGTTTGGTCCTCTAGCAAACTCAGGCATTACAGTACAAGATATGATAGACACAGCCTATAACGAGAATATAGGTCTGGGGCAAGTAGCCAGTCATCCCGGTCAGGGTGGCTACATAGGCGATACAGAGAGAACTATAGGCGAACACCTAGCAGCAGCTAATGAGCGAGTACAGGCTATGCCAGCGGTAACTACATCACAAGCCTTGTCTACCCAAGATGAACGACAGCAAGCTATGCCAACAGAGGTTACTAAAACTAAAGGACCAACGAAAGCATCCGTTGCAGCACAAGCTAGGTTAGCCCAACAGCAAGCAGACGCAGCAATGCGTAGGGCAGCCCAGAAAGCAGCAGCACAGGATGCAGCTAGGTTAGCAGCACAGAGAGCAGCAGTACAAGCCGACATAGCAGCAGCCCAAGCAGAGCAGGATAGGATAAGACAAGCTAATGCTCTTATGAATAGTAAATCTTATCAGGAGAGTGGTCTGGACGGGTTATCCGCAGCAGAAAGAGACATCGTTGCAGCAGCGCAAGTAGATACGTTTGCTGGTATAGAGCGTCAGATAAGAGGTGATAGTGACACCGCTGGTGAGCGATCTGCTGGCATGGGTGGTGGAAGAGGCGGTTTTGCAGGACCGGATAGATGGTAATGACAATACTACAAGATAAATTCATCGAACATTATGTACTGACTGGCAATGCCACGCAGTCAGCTATCCATGCGGGTTATTCTGAAAAGACAGCCAAGGTAAAAGGCTCACAACTAAAGGCACAGTTCTCAAATGAAATACGCGAAGCAACTCAGAAACTACTTGCAGATAAAGTACCTGCTGGCTTACGCTGGCTTAGTGATCTGGCTGAATCGGCTGAGTCGGAATCCGTTAGACTCGGCGCTGTCAAAGACCTCCTTGACCGGGCTGGACTCAAGCCAGTCGAAAAGATCGAAACAACAACCATAGAGTCAATGTCGAAAGAGGATATAGAAAGGGAACTAAATGCCCTCCTCAAGCACTAGAGCCTTAGAACTTCTACGGGAGTTAAGGCAACGGGAGCGATTCAACAGGATAGATTCCTATGATCCCTACCCTTATCAGCTAAAGTTCCATGAAACAGGCGCTACAGCTAATCAGCGTCTACTCATGGCTGCTAACCGTATAGGGAAGTCCTATTGCGGAAGTGCGGAACTATCATATCACCTGACGGGGCTATACCCAGACTGGTGGAAAGGGCGGGTATATCATCAACCCATTATAGCGTGGGCAGGTGGCGTTTCCAACGAAACCACTAGAGATATTGTACAATATGAGTTATTGGGTTCCCCTGATGATCCAGAAGCATTTGGGTCGGGTACGGTTCCAAGAAGCTATATAATAAAGACAGAACGCAAACCCGGCGTACCGAATGCCAAATCTGTTGCTCTAATAAAGCACGTCAGCGGTGGGAACTCCTCTTTATTCTTCAAAGCCTATGAGATGGGTGTAGAGAAATGGCAAGGCCGTAGTGTAGATTGCATATGGCTGGACGAAGAACCCAGTAGAGACATCTACTCACAGGCTGTTACACGTACTCTGGACCGTAAAGGTATGGTATATATGACCTTTACACCAGAGCAGGGCATGACAGAGACTGTTGCATCCTTCATGAACAACCTCCAGACAGGTCAATCCTTGACAAATGCTACATGGGATGACGCATCTGAGACAGTAATGTCGCAGAGAGGACAGAAAGGACACCTAGATGAGGGTGTTATGCAGCAGATTCTCTCCAGTTACAGCCCACATGAGAGGGAAATGAGACGATATGGCAGGCCTTCTATAGGTTCTGGCCTCATATTCCCTGTCAACGAAGAGAATTTAATGATTGATCCTATACATATAGAGGATCATTGGCCTAGAATAGCAGCGATAGACTTTGGTTGGGATCATCCGACAGCAGTTGTATGGGGTGCTATTGATCGCGATGAGGATATGTTCTATGTCTACGACTGTTACAGGATGTCTAAGGCGTCACCCACGGTTCACGCTCAAGCTATACGGGGCAGACCACATTTTATCCCCATTGCTTATCCCCATGACGGCAATAGACGAGATTCTATGGGTAATCCCGGTCTGGCTGACCAGTATCGTAATCTAGGGTGTAACTTAATGCTGGATCACTTCACTAATCCACCCGCATTAGGCGAGAATAAGGGTGGTAACAGTATAGAAGAGGGCATTATGGCTATGCTCCAGAGCATGGAAAACGGTAAATTCAAGGTGTTTTCTACCCTATCGGACTGGTTTGAAGAGTTCAGAATGTATCACAGAAAAGGTGGTAAAGTAGTCGCAATAAGGGATGATATCATGTCCGCGACACGTTATGCCTTCCAATCACAGCGGTTTGCCGTATCAGGCAAAGACCCAACGTGGACAAACGACATAAAGTACAAGAATTATGGCATCATCTAAAAAAATATCTGACGAAGAATTAGTCCAGAGAGTCAACAATGAGATAGCTGACGCTCTTGGTTACCATGATACCGTCAATGACCAGCGAGAAGAGGCACTAGATTACTACTATGGTATGCCTCTGGGTAACGAAGTGGATGGTAGAAGTCAGTATGTGGACTCTTCTGTCATGGATACCGTTGAATGGATCAAGCCTTCTCTTATGAGAGTGTTCGCAGCAGGTGATGAGATGGTTACGTTCAACCCGCACGGACCGGAAGATGTAGAAGCTGCTCAGCAAGCCACTGATTATGTGAATTATATTTTCACCAGAGATAATCCCGGCTGGGAAATTCTGTACAGTTGGTTTACTGATGCTCTCCTTCAGAAGAATGGCATTGTAAAATGTTACTGGGATGAGTACGAAGACCAGAATAGAGAAGAGTACAATGGTCTTGACGAACAAGAGTTTAATGCGCTCATACTTAATCCTAATGTCGAAGTCATGGAGCATACCCCTTACGCTGATGACTATGGTGCAAAGCATGATGTCGTCATTTCCCGTAAGGCTTATGTTGGTAAGGTAAGGATAGAGAATGTACCTCCAGAAGAATTCCTTATCTCAAGAGAAGCCAAGGCGATTGAGGATGCTAGGTTTACCTGTCATCGCGTACTAAAAACTTTGTCTGAGTTACGCCAGATGTACCCGGATGAAGACCTTGATCCAGCAGAGTTGGGTAGTGGCGAAGACTCCTACGTCTATCAGAATGATCTCGCACGTTTCGATTACGACAACTCTAAAGGATTACCGTGGGGTGACAACACTGTAGTCTCTAACGATGAAAGTCTCACAACTTACTGGCTACATGAATCATTCATGCAGATTGATTATGATGGTGACGGCATTGCCGAACTGCGTAAGGTCTGTTCAGTTGGTCAGAAAGTATTAGCCAATGAAGAAATAGATCGTATACCATTCGTAAGTATTACACCTATAAAGATTCCGCATAAGTTCTTTGGTCTATCCATAGCTGATCTTGTTATGGACATTCAAAAGATTAAGAGCGTCCTGATGAGAAATCTGATGGACAATATGTACAATCAGAACTTCGGTCGCTACGCAGTTCTTGAAGGTCAAGCGAACCTAGACGATCTTCTTACACAAAGACCGGGTGGTGTAGTCAGAGTTAAATCTCCCAACGCCATTATGCCTTTGGCAACCCCACAGTTAGAGCAAGCGTCCTTCTCAATGCTTGACTACCTTGACAATCTCAGGGAAGCCAGAAGTGGCGTAAACAAGTTCAGCCAAGGTCTAAATGAAAATGCTTTAACATCTCATACTACAGCTACTGCCGTTGCTGCAACAATGACAGCAGCGCAGTCAAGAGTAGAGTTGATTGCACGATGCTTTGCAGAGACTGGCGTTAAAGACTTGATGAAGAATATTTATGAACTCGTACTGAAGAATCAGGATCATCAGCGAGTCATAATGCTTAGAAACAAATGGGTTCCTGTACGTCCTGACATGTGGAAAGATCAGTATGACTGCACTGTTTCTGTTGGAATAGGAAATGGTAACAGGGATCAGCAACTCATGCACCTGACAACGATGTTACAGTTTGCCGGAGATGCGATGAGGGGTGGCTTAAAGATTGTCAACGAGCAGAATATGTACAACATGGGAGCAGCACTCATAAAGAACATGGGCTTCCAGAATGTTGACGACTTCCTGACCAACCCACAGAATATACCAGATCAACCCGATCCCAGAGAACAAATGGAACAGGCTGAACTGCAACTGAAACAAAAAGAATTAGAAATTAAAGCTGCTGATGTTCAAGTTAAACAAATGAAAATCCAACAAGAAGCTGCCGAAGCACAGGTCGACGCGCAACTTAAAGTTGCAGAGTTAAATCTGGAAGCACAACAAGGCAGAGGTGTAGCTATTGGATAAAGAACTTAGAGAAGCAAGAGCAAAAGCATTACTTTCTGATGAACTATTAAACGAAGCGTTTGACACGCTTGCAAAAGATATCACGGATGCTTGGGATCATACAGGCATTCACGATACCGAGGCCAGAGAAAACCTCTGGCTATCCTTACGACTCCTCGAACGGATACGCCTTCATCTAACCAGCATTATTGAAACTGGAGAGATGGCGAAGAAACTTGAGGAATATCAACTATAGGAGTAGAACATGGCGGATACTCAACCGAATCCCCAAGCTGTAACGCAAAACCCTGATCTTGATCCCAGCGGTGTAGTCGCTGCTCAAGAAGCAATCCTTGGACTACTGGACTCGAAAGAGCAGCCAGACCAAGAGGAGCAACCGTCTGAAGAAACTCAAGACGTAGAGGCATCTGATGAAACAACTGAAGAAACTGAAGAAGTCGAAGAAACAGAATCTGAAGATGTTGATGATGATGAATCTGAAGAATCCGAGGAAGAAGAAGTTGAAGATGAGGACGAGTCGGAATCCACGGTCTATACTGTAAAGGTAAACGGACAAGATGTGGAAGTCTCCGAAGACGAACTCATAAAAGGCTACTCTCGCCAACAGGATTATACTCAAAAAAC